GCACGAAGGCGTTCAAACATACAGATTCCGTAATCTGTAAGGACGTACTTGGAAGTCCGAATCCGTTTTATGTTGATGGGAAACTGAGTTTCCCTCCTGGGTATAAACGTGATGATGGAGCGACGCGCTTCATCTTCGGACCTGTCACCTACCATTCCGGTGTTACACTCGCGCGATGCGATGAAAACATGATTGGTGGATTGACGAGACTCACCAGTGTGCGCTGCCCAGAGCGGTACGCTGATGACGGCTATCTCTACCACGATTGGCTCTGTGATAATCAACGTGATTATATGCGTAACAATGTCGAATACAATGCTCTCCTCAAAGAGCTTGCGTATGAAATCGATATGCATTTTCACGGTTGGCTTGATGATCCAGAAGCTAGAATCGAGCTTGCAGCCGAGGACCCCCGCCACCCTAAGTATAAACTACGCCTCCCTGCGTGGTTTGATGAGATACAAGGTGGGTGCAACTTTAACCACAGAACCTGGATGTTACGGAACCGTGGTAAAGCCGAGATAAATGGGAAGGGAGCGGAGACTGCCAAGTTTAATAAGTTTATCAGATTAACTTTTGACTTAGGCACTCCGGCTTCACTGGCAGCTGGTGATATGATTGAGAGAATCAAGTATGTCATCGCGAAATGTGGGATCATTCAAGGTACACAATTCGTTAAGTCGCCAGATCTTGAGACGCTCACGGGCGTGTTTACGGAACTCATCGACCCAACCGATCAGTTCTATTTCCCCTATTTCTCCGACGATTCCTGCATTGCTATTCGATGCACGGACGGAGTTTTTAGGGCGAACGTAGACATTTCAACCTGTGATGCCTCTCACACCAAGGCCATTTTTGATGCACTAAGACGTATGTGTTCTGGTGATCGTAAGTTATTGAAGGTAATTAATAGGTGCATCGCGCAATGCGAAGCAGACCTTATCCTTCGATCATACACGAATCCCAAGCACAAAGTCGAGTTCGAGACGACGGAGCCGAAACTCCTCTCGGGCAGTGTGTTAACTACCCTTATCAACAATTTGGCAAACCTAGCGATAGCTACTGCAGTCCGGCAAAGACTGCATGATCAGCTACGCATGGAAGAGTGCCCAGGAATCATTGCAGCCGCCTCTGAGTCGGCAGGATACATTGTCACATGTTTTGTGTGTTCAAATGTACAACAGCTGCAGTTCTTGAAACACTCGCCTTGTTGGTCAAATTCAGGAAAATTAGTCCCAGTCCTGAATTTGGGTGTCATCGGCCGGACAGTCGGG